GTAGCCATTCTGTTTGTGGTTTAAATACTAATTTCATATTATAAATTTATTAGACATGTTGCTATTACAATTACAGTTATAAGACCTACGTCTATATACTCTTCCATTATTTTTTTTTATCTTTCATATGTTCAATTTCTAAATCACAATAGTGTTTGATCTTGTTTATATCTTCTATACCATTTTTGTTTAAATATCTACATACATATTTAATTACATTTGCTTGAAATGGATTAAGTTCATTTTTTCTTATGAATGTCCAAGGTTGAATGTGAAAGTCTTTGTAGTGACTCCCGCCTATCTGCTTGTCTTGTGGGAATGCTTCATCCCAATCTTTTTTATTTGTCATAGATTGTAAGCCTTCTTAGTTTGTGGTTCTATTATATATAAGTTTTTTTCTGTTCTTGTGCAGGCAACATAAAATAATCTGTGCGTATCATCTGGATCTTTTTCATAATCAATAAATGCTGCACCAGCCAAGTCTGTTATTACAACTACATTTTCTCGTTCATTACCTTTGACGCCATGTATTGTAGAAATACTGATTCTAGGATTCTTATCTAAGTTCTCTCCTGATCTAATTAATTTTTTTATCTTATAAATATCTTCATCACCTATTTCATTTAATGCTTCATCCCATTCAGCTTCTGTTTTAAGTCCATACTTCTCTTTCAAAGTATCTATGTCATAGAAACCATCTTTGATTATTGTTTTAAATAATTTTGGATCCCAATTATTTTTGGTCATCTTTGCAGCGATCTTCTTAACATCATTGTAATGAAGTGGTATACCTTTTCTTAAATCATTCCATTTCAATATAATTTCATATATATTTTTTACTCTTGGTACAGCATGTCTTCTTTGCCAATATAATTGTTTTTCATCTAATATGTTTCCAATACCTGCTAACATATAGTTAGCTTGTGCTAACACTAACCATCTACCACGTGAGAAATCTACTTCATGTAAATTGCTACAATATTTAACAGATCCTTCTTCTTCTTTTGGTAGCCATTCTTTTTCTACTCTGTTATGTACTTTTTTTATTATCTTGTTTGCAATTGCAAAAGGTTTTTGTGGCACCCTTTGTGATTGATCTAATACAGTTCTTTCACCTTCTAAATTTATAAATGTGCTAACATGTGCACCATTCCATCTGTATATAGCCTGGTCATCATCACCTGATATATATGAGTCTTGTGCCTTTTCTTCTATCTTCTTAACTAGTCTCCATTGTACTAAACTTAAATCTTGAGCTTCATCCACAAACATAACTTTTAGACTTGGTGCTTCACCACTTGCTATAAATTTTTCTAACATATCAGGAAAATCTATAAGACCATTCTGTTCTTTGTAATTCTCTAACTCTTCTACTATAATTTCTAGTTTGCTTAATTGTATTTTTGAATTGTTATTCAAATGATAAAATTTTATTGGATCTAATTCTTTTGATCGTGCTAAGTTTATTAACTGTATGTATGGATCTGGAGAATAAAATATACCTTCGTAGTCTTCATCTTGTCTCGCACCCTCTAATTCTATTTGCATCTTCTCTGATAATTCTTTGTAGTGCTTTGGTTGCATTACCTGGTTTTTGTTTATACCAAGTTGATTAAAACAAAATGCATGCAGTGTTTGAAAGTATGGTACATCATTGTAAGATAATTTAAATTTATCTACTGCTCTTTGTTTACCTTCTTGTGCAGCATTCTTACTAAATGTAAAATAACCAATCTTGTCTGGTGGTGTGTTAGCTAAAAATTTTTCTATGTGTCCTAGTAAAGTATGCGTCTTACCCGTACCTGGTGGTCCATATATTATTCTTCTCATCTTTTTATTTTATCTATGGTTTTTAAAATTAAATCTAAATTATTTTTTGATAAATACAGAACAGCTTTCACAACTCCTTCTAAATTATCCCCCAATTTACCTATTCCTTGATTACACGCATAACAAATCCAACCTCTAAATAATTCTTTTTCATGTTCATGGTCTAATTGTAAAACCCCACTATTACTATATTTTTTCTTATTGGGAATTGTTTTTACTTTTACTCCACAGCACTCACAATTTTCTGGTTTAGGTGGCGCTGTCCTATATAATTTTTCTATTATTTTTCCATGTTTAGATTGGCACTCTCTACATGCAGACCTTCTCATTTCGCCTCCAAAAGCAGTTGTAGACCAAAGTGGAAATGCTTTAACAGGAAGTTCTTTTTTACAATGCGTGCACACCTTTACGCCAAGTTCAAAATCTTGTTCAAAAACAACGTCTTCTTTTTCATTAAATAAATTTAATTGTTCGTTTATCATTAATAGTTATCCTTTTTAAATGTTTTTGGTTTGTATGTTTCTGTTTTTTTATCGAATCTAGCTACAACAAACACAGATATTTTTGTTTTACCTACACGTTTAGTTGTACAATTTAAATCATCTTTTAACATCTGTGATGTTCTTTGGTATGGAACTCTCCAATGTTTTCTTGATAGATAGTTGTTAAAGAAGTTATCAAATACAAAATGATGAAAGCCGTCTTTAGTGTAAGTACCACCATTACGTAAGTCTTCGTAGTCATCTTTCTGTATTCTATTTACACAATAATCTTCGAGATAATTATTTAATATATCTTTTGTACTTGTACCTTCTGCAGGTTCTGTGATTTCTGCATTAGTTAATAATGCACTAGTAATTTTTTTCCAGTCACCAACTTTCACTGTTGGTGGATTTATTAATAATTGTTTTATACATTCTTCTTGAAATAAGACTTGATTAGCTAAATGTTTTGCTGAATCTAGATATAGTCTATCACCATCAACATTTAAGTAGTAATATGGTTCTTCTAAATTAACTACTTGTAAATCTGTTAGATTTGGAAACACTGGTTCTTGACCTATACCAAATTTTCTCTTCTTACATAATTTTTTATCACACAAACTACACATTGGTTGGTCATTACATTTATAACCCCATTCTTTTTTATCGTGTTGTTTTGTAATTATATTTACTTCTGTATCTGATAATGGTTGTTCCATTGCAGTTTCATTAAATACTATTACTTTTGATTTCCAATTGTCTGGCCATTTAGATTTTGCATACACACCATAATGAAATAGTGCATTGTTTCTACCACCTTCACCAATTTTATTTTCTGCCATAAGTTCTATGCATGGTGGTCCATCAGAGTATGGTGTCTCTGGTCTTTTAACTTCTATTGTTTTGATGTCTTGTTGTTTATATCTTTCGTAGAGTTCAAAAAAAGCATCTATACTAGCAGCTTCACCATCCTCCATAAAGGCATATCTTGTTGTCTGACCACAATTAAAATATGGTAAATTTAAAAAGTTTCCTGTATCATCTTTTGATTTTAATTCTCTTTGTTTTGGAAATACTTCTGATCCACCATAACCTAATACAGATCTAATTTCATTTAATTTATCTTGCATCAAACCTGCTGATACGTAATCTTCTGTAAATAAAAATACATGAGCACCACCAGACTTTGATCTACATACGACTAATGGTAATTGAAATTGTTTTATTTTATTAATTAATTTTTTGTGATCAAATTCTGCGTAAGAATCTATGTCTATACATCCCCACTTACATTTGTTGTCATCATTGATTGGTATAATACCTAAACTGTCAGCACCATCTAAATGTTTTTGCCACAACTCATCTGTGACTGGTTCTCGTTTAACAAACGATTTACCTTTAATCTTGTTACCATCACCATTTGATTCACCAACTAAAGTGACACCATGTGCACGGTCTAATCCATAAAATATATTTTTAAATCTTTCTATCATACAAAATAAAAGTGGGCGTTTCCACGCTAGCTTCGACGCCCACTACCTAGGATACTGGTTAGTAGTTAGAAGAACCTTTTGTAGTTTCTTCTGATCCGTGCTTCGCTTGGATTTCACCTTTGCCAACTGATTCTGCAAATGACTTAGCCATATCGTATACAACTTTGTCTGTTACAGGACCAACTTTAGATACATCCCAACCAAACCATGTTCCTTTGTCATTAGACATCTGAACGGTAGATAGATTATAAATGTGGCTATAAGTAGGCGGTGTGAATAAACCGTTTTTACCTTGCATCTTGATACCCATCATCATTGAGTTCCATTTTCTACTAACTTTAAGTTGAGTAGACTTCATAGAAA